GCATTAGAGACTGCTAAAAAACTGCATCATGAATATTTAACAATTGAACACATCTTCCTAGCCATGCTAACTGAAGAGTCGTTTGTTAGCTGTTTACAAAGTTTTGGTTCCAAGCCCGACACAATGAAATCAGAGTTAACCGATTATTTGAAAAACAAATGCGGTGAAATTACTGTGCAAGATGTTGTGGTTAAACCTAAGAAAACACAAAGCGTTGAACGTGTTCTTAATCGTGCGTTCACACAAGTGTTGTTCAACGGCCGGCAGCGTATTGAGCCTACTGACGTGTTTGTTGCTATGATGGGCGAAAAACGTTCATGGGCATATTTTTATATTGCAAAAGCTGGTATTGATAGAGATAAATTTGCGGACTTCTTGAATAATAGTGCAGAAGATCCAGAAGAAGAAGTTACATCAGAAGGCGGTCAGCCGAGTAAAGCTCTGCAAGCATTTACTACAAACTTAAATGCTCAAGTAGAAAAAAATAAAATTGATCCAGTTATTGGTCGTATTGACGAATTAGAAAATATTGCTCTTGCAATGGGTCGTCGTAATAAGAACAATGTCATCCTAGTTGGTGATCCGGGTGTAGGTAAGACTGCCATAGCAGAAGGACTAGCCTACAATATTGTTAAGGGTGCTGTCCCGGATTTCTTAAAAGACTATACTGTTTATAACTTGGACATTAGTGCTATGTTAGCAGGTAGTAAATACCGCGGCGACTTTGAAGAACGTTTCAAAGCAGTCATTAAAGCATTACAAAAGAAAGGTAAGACTGTCTTGTTCATCGATGAGGCACATATGATCTCTGGCGCAGGGTCTGCTGGTAACTCGGCTAACGATCTCGCTAATATGATGAAACCAGCTCTAAGCAAAGGCAACATTAAAGTTGTGGCCAGTACTACCTGGGAAGAGTATCGTAAGCACTTTGAAAAGGATCGTGCGTTAATGCGCCGTTTCCAACGCATTACTGTTGACGAACCAACTATCGAAGTTACTATGCAAATTCTTAAAGGCATTAAGAAATATTACGAAGGATTTCATAATGTTAAAATTAAAGACGATGCATTGCACTCAGCAATCAAACTAAGTGTAAAATATCAAACAGATAAAAAACTTCCAGATAAGGCAATTGACTTGATCGATCTAGCTTGCAGTCGCTTTAATCTTAAACTTGCGGATGACAGAGTTATTACTGAACGTGAAATTCAATACGAACTTGCCAAGATGGTTCAAATTCCAGAAGAACAAGTTTCAGAAACTGAAAGTGCAAGCATTTCTAAATTGCAGGATAATGTTAGTGCAGATGTATTTGGACAAGAAACTGCTGTGGAAGAAATTGTAGACAAGATTATTGTTGCACAGGCAGGACTTAAAAGTGAGAACAAACCAGTTGGATCATTTGTATTCATGGGGCCAACAGGTTGCGGTAAGACAGAAACTGCCAAGTCGCTGGCCAAACACCTAGGTGTCAAGTTACTACGTTTCGACATGTCAGAGTACCAAGAGAAGCATAGTATTTCTAAATTGATTGGTAGCCCTCCAGGTTATGTTGGCTTTGAAGAAAATGCCGGCTTGTTGATTACACAGATTCAAGAAAACCCAAATGCTGTTCTGTTGTTTGACGAAGTTGAAAAATCACATCCGGATGTCAGCACAGTATTGTTACAAATTATGGACAACGGATTTATCACTGGGTCGAACGGTAAGAAAGCTGACTGCCGTAATATTGTGTTGATTCTCACTACTAATGCAGGGGCACAGGATGCTGAAAAGAATACAATTGGATTTGGCGCACAAAGCAAAGACTACAGTGATAAAGATTTGAAGAAGTTCTTTACTCCAGAGTTCCGCAATCGGCTTGATGCAGTTATTACATTTAATAAACTTGGTAAAGAAACAATGGTTAAAGTTGTTACTAAGTTTATTGACGAATTACGCGAGCAAGTTAAAGAAAAAGGCATCCGTATCAAAATTAATAACGAAGCTACTAACTGGCTTATTACCAAAGGATTTGATAGTAAAATGGGTGCTCGTCCGTTACAACGTGTTATTGACAAAGAAATTAAACGTGACCTTGCTCGTATGATGTTGTTTGGCGATTTAAAGAATGGCGGGTGGTTAACCATCTCTATTAGTGAAGATAAAATAGCATTAGTAGCAAAAGGTAAAGCATCTAAGGTGCCAATGTTAGCTATTGAAACTACTGACCATGCAGTTCAAGCAGACTAAAAAACTATTCTACGGAAAATACCAGTATAAAATTGTACTGGTATTCTCTGGTGCCCACTTGTTTAGAAGCGCACCAGGAGATGTCATTGCTGACCGTATAAAGAATGTAAAATTAGAAACTGATGTGTATGCTAGGAAACGTTGGACTATTAAAACCGAAGATGAATTACAATATGCTATCAAGTTAGAGCATGTTCTTTCTGCGTTAGACAACATAGAAATACGTGTAGAAACTCCGTGGGTCACTGTATATACTAACAACAAACGAGATGTTGATAAGTTAACCAATTTGGATAAATCTCGAGTAAAGTATGTTTGCCAACCAGCAACAGGTACAGTTTTAGAAGAAAACACAGTTATTTTACCTAAGATAAAGTACGATTACAGGGTAACACTGGGTCGAACTTTGCAAGAATATAGCACTTTTATCACGTGGGCTAGTACTAATTCCAAGATAAAACTGACTAAATCCTGTAAAATTCAACTATTAAGAAACAATAGTTGGGGCGGAAGCTACTTTTATATAACAGGCGATAATAATCTGCTTATGGCAAAGATGCATCTTAGCGGTGTAATTTCTAAAGTTGAGAAAGTTGTAAACGAAAAAGCCTAAACAGTAATTGCGTTTTACGATAAATACTCTAAAGGCGAGCATCTATCGCTATACATGCAATTTTTATTAAAACCGGGCTTTATAATGCGTATACGTGAACTTTTAGAAAATAAATTCTTCAAAGATTTAGATTTTGTTAAATCGACTGAAAAGGGTAGAGAACTCGACTTCGATTTAATAGAAGACTTAACTCACTTCATGAACTATGATGATGATGTATATCGTCGCCATGTTTATCCTAGCATTGCCAGATGTATTGACCGCTCCAACAGCAAACGTTCAATAAATCCTGAAATTTTTAAACCAGCAGTTGAGAGTAGCTATAAACTATACGTTAAAAAATTCCCTATACGTGAACTGCCAGAGTCGTTAGACGAAAAAACTGTCACCAGTATTTGCAAAAAGATGCAGGAAGACTTTAAACAACATCTAGCTGATGGCAAGTATAAGGACTAATTGTGTTATTAAGAGAATTGTTTATACGTGAAGCTGTTGAACCTGTCAAAGCAAAAGTTGGCAGAGCATTTAACCACGTGGAAGATTTAACTTTTTTACATGGCACTGCTGGTGTAATCAAAGCCCTTGACCATATACGCAAGGCCGGAACTGCCAGTTCAGAAAATACTAGATTTAAATGGGACGGTGCTCCACAAATTTATTGGGGCTATACTAAAGACGGCCAGTTTATCCTATGCGGACATAATGGATGGAGTCGTGGCGGAACAGGTACCAGCGATGTGAGTGATTTTACCAGTGTACGTGGCATTTATAATTTTATTTTAAATAAAAGTGGCGATGCAGGTAATGATCCTGCCAAACAAGCAGAGCGTCAACAGTTTGCCACAGAGTTTAGCCACTTATACGAAATTTTTAAAGCCGCTACAATAGTTCCAAAAAAAGGTAAAGAAATTTATTTCTATGCGGATGGATTGTTTACTACGCCGCCTGAAGAAGTAAATGGTATTTACGAATTAAATCCTAACTTAAAAAGTCAAACACAATATCACATTGCTGTCGATTCAACATTAGGGCAACGTATTGCAGAAGGCGCTCAAGCAATGGTTGCGGCACATGGCAGTTTTGACAGTTTTGGAGCTGACGATAGTTCGCAAAAGCCAGTCAAAGACTTTACAACTTACATGATGCCTACAACAGAACTAATTGTGCTAAGTCCGTATTATGCCAAAGTACAGCCAAAGATTGATACTAAAGCCATTGACAAGATTGAATCTGATCTTCAACAAGATAAAGCGGCCATTGATGCGTTCTTATCACCTATTCCTAAAGTGTCAAACTTTAAAGGAATTATATATCGTTACATGAATGAGAAATCCAAATCAGGTCAATTGGCCAATGTTGGTGATGATTTTATGACTTGGGTTGATTTAGGTGCAAGTGGCATGGTTAAATCAGATAGTATGAAATTAAATATTAGATCGCGTGTTGATGCTGTACCAGCAGGTGTAACCACTGTGTTTAACTATGTTAAGAAAATTATGAATTTAAAAAATCAAGTGTTATCGCAGTTAGAAATGAGTCCTCCAGAAATTAAAGTTATTAATTCAGAAGGATGGGTACAGTACGACAGCGCAGGTGATATGCATACTAAATTTGTTCCACGAGATAACGTTCAGCACGGTAGCGGGGAAACATTATCAAGGTGGGTACCATGAAGTTAAGAGAAATGTTTGAAGGCGAATTGCCAGCTAACAGTGTAAAAACTATTGGAATTTCTTTTGGGCGATTCAACCCGCCGCACAAAGGTCACGCAGGTGTATGGAAAGCCGCTAGTAAAAATCCCATTTGGTATGTAGGTACTAATGATAGTACATCCGGACCTAAAGATCCACTACCATACGATGTTAAATTACAATGTATGGCCGCAGTATTTCCAGCAGTTGCAGGGCACGTTGTTCCTGAACAAAGTTTATTAACATTAGCGACAAGTGTTTATAACAAATATGGTGAAAATGTACATTTAAAAGTGTATACCGACGAAAATTGGTTAGCTGATGTATTGGTCAAATATAACGGTGCCGAAAGCGAACACGGTATGTACAAATTTAAACATATCGAACATGTCTCAACAGATCGATTAGCAAGTGCAACTAATTTACGTGCGGCAGTTAGATCCGGTAATCGTAAAGAATTTTATAGTGACATGGGCGTTAACCCCAATGTAACTATTGAAGTCGATGGTGAAGACCGGCCTATATTCGATGTTGTTGCTCATTACTTAAATCAATATCCAGAAAAAGTTAAAAAGGCAGTTAAAGCAAAAGAAGATGCCGCAGGTGTTGGTATTATTACCAAACAAAATACAACTGTTGATGTAAACAAAAACACACCTAAGAAAAATCTTCGTGCATTTCGGTTAGCTGAACAAATTAAAGAAATGGAAAAAGAGTTACAAGAAGGCAAGTCTGATAAGTTTAAAAACATTATGAAACACGCAGGGTTGGAAGCTCGCCGATACGATGATTCCGATACGTATTACGATATGTATAGATTAGGCATAGCCATGGCCAGTGGCGGTAAATCATTTAGTCGGGGTATAGTTAGTGATTCTCCTAGTGTTTGGATACGAAATGATGTAGAAGCTGAGATTGTTAACAAGGCTGAAAAAGACTTAGGAAAAAAAGCCACCCGCATAATCCCTAAAGGCCCAAGCGAAGAAATAACATCAATCAATACAGCTAGCCCAGTAGCAACACCCAAACGCAATCAATACGGAGTATAACGTGGACGAGAAATATCATTTA